TTGTCGAACGTGCGCTCTACCTTCCAAGCTGTATGGTTCGTTCCATCGCCATATGAACGTCCCTGAACTTGCTGAGTGTAAGTTGTTACTGCGCTATCGCCTACACGGTCGCGGATTTCGGATACCATGCGGCGCACGCTGGTTTCTGCAACACCTGTATCCATCATTATTTCATGGCAAGATGCGCCGCCGTCAGAGCGCAGCATATTGTATACGTGCATTAAGCGATGCGCTTGTGGCGCAAAACAATCGCGACCACGTTCTGGCGTTGCTATTGTTTCGGTGGTGGTGGTGCTGGCAAAGCGTTGCGTTTTTGTCCAATTGACTAGGTTTAAAACGAACGCCACCCACGCGACGCATTTGTCTAGATCGACCGTACCCATTGCCTGCCGAAATTCCATTGTTTGGATGGTAGTCCAATGCTGCAAGTTAATAGTTGAAAATTTGCCATGCGTTGCTGCGACTAGGCTGCTGATGTCGGTGGCATCGTTTGCCATGTTTTGAACTACACGCTCAATTCTGCGCATAACCAATGGGCGTGCCATATTGTCATTAGTGCGGCTGCGCGGGTGCATTGTATTGATGAATTCTTGCTGCGCGGTGTAGCGCATCATTATGTCGCGCAACTCTGCGAATGTAATTGTATCGCCTAACAGTTCGGGGTGGTCTTGAAATATCACGCGACCAGTGCGTGCCGTGTGATCTATTGAGCGGGTGGTAAATGCGTTCGCTGTATCCTCATCGACTACACCTACAATCGGGGCATTGCTGACATGTACATGCATTCCGCAACCTGTAGCACCATCGCCGCCAGCATGGCGAATGGCGGTCAATACTTGGCTGATATAGTGATGCGCATTTGCGCACGCTGGCATAGGAGGCAAAATTGTTTCGCAATCTACTGCCCCAGCGTCTGTATCGTTTCTGGTTCCAATAATGCCATCGCGTGAAAAGCGCGATGTTGTCCTTGATACGTTTGCACCTGCGCATTCGAGTTCAAGCCCAAACGCGTGGTAGTGGGAAAATCCTGTTTCTGTGCCATTGTAGATATTGACTGACATTTTGATCTCTTTTCTCTTTAGTGGGTGACCTATACTTTGGTATAGGTAGGCAGGTTTGGTCCTGCCCATGCCCTACATTCCCTCATCTGGTCCCATATGTAAATAGAAATGTTCGGGTTTTATGGGAATAATTCAAGTATCCTTTAAGAAGAGTAAGCACAACCTTAGATAGGTCAAAATTGCTTGTTAAGATTTTGTGACCCACAGTGACCCAAACGCCTAATTGCGCTCTATGGCGCTAAAATCGGCCTCTATGCGCATTGCATATTATGCGTGTATTTTAATCAGGTATTCTACTTAAACAAGAAAAAAAATCTTGACCATTTGGTCAGGTTTTAATCTTGACCATTTGGTCAGGTTTTGAACCCTCACAATTGTTCGCCTTTGCGTTCTATCTTTGTTCCGTTCTCTTTTTGTTCTGTTCTCTTTTCGTTCTGTTCCGTCTTTGTTCTTTTGCCTTGCGTGTGTGTGTGTGTGTGTGTGTGTGTGTGGTGGATATGATAAAGGGTCGAGGCATATAATACCCCGACCCCGACCCCGACCCCGATTGTTATCCCTCCCGATCAATACGCGCTAGACTTGCTTCCGTTTCTTGTATCCCGACAAGTTCTGACTCGCTGACTGAATATGGGCTATGCTGCACCACATGGTCAACACGCCTAGACATTTCATCGCCAAGCCAATCAATAGCTTCATACTCTTCATCGAACGTCTTTACCGTTGGGTTGGGGTCGAGGCTGTCGATTGCGTAAGTTACTTTCCACATGATTTATATTCCTCGTTCACTAGGTACTGATCTTTGTCCGTCTTTGTTACGAACCCTACCTCCAACGCCTTCTTAAGAAGTGCATCTTCGCCCAACTCAAAATTGAAGCTAGGTGCCTGCTGCAGCCACAACTCTTTTTTAGTTACTGTTTCCATAGCGTTTCTCCTTTTGCTTATCCCAGAATATAGCATAACAATACAGTGTCAAGAAAAAACTTTAAATTAATTTAACCGGGCCGGGCAGAGTTCTATACTTGAAAACGTACCATAAACACGAACAATTGTTCGGGTTCTATTCCGGGCAAAAAAAGGCCGGGGGAATTAACCCCCGGCAAGTTAGGTCAAGCTGCGGAAGCAAAAGACGCGGCCTGCCTTAGACAGTATTCATCCAACCCGAAGTCCCGATACCCTTCCCGAATCATATCATAGTACCCATCGGTCGGCTCCCCGACATATCGCTTGTCGTTCATTTCGTACACCAGCCAGCCGCCATTGATCTTGCGCCGATTGTATAGCGTCGGATAGCCTTCTAGTCGATCCAATGCCTCAAGACATTGTGGAGTGATTGCCCACAACACGACCGGACATATGCTATCCCGATCCGTTTCTATGTCAGCTACACCCCGAAAAACTAAACGTGTGTCGGGCAGGTAAAACCCGCCCATTGGTTTCGCTAACGGGCAACGTGCTTCCATTGCCCGACGATTTGTGTTCATGCCGTAGGCCATATAGAGCATCATTATATTGACACCTCAAAGCCGTACATCGGATCTGCATTTACAAAGACCATTCCGTCTTTTACATGACCGCCAACATAGGAACCTTCCCAGCGCAGTTTGTTTGCAAGGGTCTTTGCTGCAAGTGCGTGGTTCTCTGCTGCACTAAGCGCGTAATCCGCTGATAACGTCACAGTCTTTGCTTTACCTGTGTGCGTTGCCTTGTAGCGTGAGCCGAGGTGGTTTGTAGGGCCGAGGTATGTAGTTGTGATCGTTTGCATTTTATTCACTCTCTTTTTTGCTATAGAGAACGAGTATCCCAAACTATCCCAAGTGTCAATATAAAAGTTAAAGAAATTTAAACAAAAAAAACCCCAGCCTTTGCAGTGCGAAACCTAGCCGGGCCGGGGTATCAGTTTGCAGAAAAGAGAGTGTTCCTGCTTATACGAACAATTGTTCGGGTTGTCAACTTGTGCCGGGGGTCAAGTGTTGTCAACGGTTGACCCCCGGCGCTACCCGGCAACTCGGAGCTTACCCGGCATGTTTCCCGGCCCGATCCCGAACAATTGTGTGGGTTCCCGACCCCGATCAACCGGGGAATCTCGCTAACCGGGCTAACGCGATTCTTAACCCGAACAATTCACGGTATACCATTGCATACCGTCCCCGGTATACCGTTGTATACAATGGCTTAAAGTGGCCCCGACAGTACCCCCGCCAAGAGTTCCCGACTGTTTCAGGCTTTTTTGCTAATTTCAGTTAATGGGATTTGTTCGGGTTCTATGGTATTTTCTTCAGGCGTTATGTCTATCATTCTTGATTTAGCCCGATCCATAACTTCTTGCAGTTTTGCGGCTATTTCGTCCCGATCCAGATTGTCCACATTTTCGTGCGTTACATGGCTTCGATTGACCATCAGGCCCGTTACCTTCAGACGCAGTTCTTCTGCCTTTATAGCGGCACTGTAGTTGCCTGCTTGCCATGCTTCATCCCGAAGTAGTTGCATGTCCCGAACTGACTTGGTGATATTGACGCCATACTTTGATTCTAGCTCTACCCGCATTTCTTCCATACGTTCCCGAACGTGTGGTGTTTTGAGAAGTTGCACGGCTTGCACATTTGGGTGATTGTATCCCGCTGCTCTAGCTGCTGCGGTTTGCGTCATATCTCTATGCAGAAAGTTATCTAGGAATTTTTGCTGCTGCGGTTTAAGCTTCAGTCCATTCGGGTTTGGTTCTCCGACCTTTGGCATTGTGTATAATCCCGATCAATTTGCTGCTCCCGATACTTAGCACATTTTCCCAAGCCCGAACAAGTAGAATATCTATTCTTTTCTACATCAGGGGGGGCAGGGTATATACCCCCCTATGTAATAGGGGTGGGGTGATTGGGGTAAATAAGTCATTGATATTGTTGAATAATTTACCCCAAAACAGTTTTTTGGGGTGATTGGGGTAATCGTGTAAACCATTGATATTGTTTAATATTCCACCCCAACCCCAACAACCCCAACTTTGGGGTAGATTTTTTTGGGGTAGATTATCCAATGAAATCAATGGGGTCATTTTTCCTTGATATCTCCCAAGTTATCTTCACGTTTATGCTTGACATTCACAAGTTAGCATGTAATACAGGTGTTAGTTTTAGCAAACAGGGGATAGATATTATGAAGAACATCACACAGCACACTGGCAAGTTGCGCTTGATGGAGCGGTTGCCAAGTTCACGCAATGGCAACCCTCGTTATTTGTGCGCGATCATGGATCAGCAACCCAATCAAGATTTAGGCTGGACGTTCAGAACGCAAGTGGACGCTATGCACGGTTATGAGATTCCAAATTATTTTAACAGCGACATTGATGTGACGGTCACGATTGGGACGCATTACGGCCACCCCACTTTGAACACAATATGGGAACGAAACAACCTTCAGAGAACATACGGGGACCGAGTTGCCATTCACCTTGCCAAGTTGGCATAGGGATAGGGGCGCCGTTGGGGATTTCCCTGCGCCGCTCATATTTTTTTTACACACACATTAGAGCGAGGGCGCAGGGCGCAGGGCGCAGAACCGGTTGGCCGGCCACCTCGATCAGGGGCGCAGGGCGCAGGGATCCGGAGAAGTTAACAAACATACCCTAAATGTTAACCGCCTAGCAGGGGCGCAGACCCGTTGGCCGTCCACCTCGGCGCAGGGGCGCAGAAACTAGGGCGCAGGGGCGCAGACATTCGCA